CCTGAATAAAAACCGGAGATGATGCCTGTTGCCCGTTATCTCTGCATTTTCATAAACGTTGGTTTAGGAGAAGGCTCTGCATTACCCGTAGGTGTGCCTGTTCCGTGGCCTTCAGTCACACCGCCAACAGGCTGGCTGAAATGCAACGGTGCAGCTTTTTCTGCCGAAGAGTATCCGGAACTGGCAAAAGTTTATCCGACAAATAAATTGCCAGATTTACGCGGCGAATTCATTCGTGGGTGGGATGATGGAAGAGGAATTGATTCAGGACGGACTCTCCTGTCTGCTCAGGACGGGAGCATTGAGGCACACGGCCATGATTACAATGGGGTCATCTATACTTCTAGCGGTCCTTCCTGGGCTAATACGACGGATGCGGGACACCGGGCATATTCGGGATTTACATCATCATATGGCGGGGGCGGAAACCGTCCACGAAATATTGCATTTAACTATATCGTAAGGGCTGCATAATGGATAACGCCGTATTAAATAGCGAGCTTATTGCCACGAAGGCGGGGAATATTACCGTCTATAACTATGATGGTAAAACTCGGGAATATATTTCTACTTCAAATGAATATCTTGCCATTGGTGTCGGTATCCCTGCATATTCCTGTTTAGATTCACCAGTTACACGTAAAGCTGGTTATGCAATCTGCCGTTCTGCAGATTTTAACTCATGGGAATATGTGCCAGACCATCGCGGTGAAATCGTTTTTAGCACCGAAACAGGAGAATCAAAAGAAATCACAGCACCAGGTGATTACCCTGAAAATACAACCACTATCGCCCCGTTAACGCCATACGATGAATGGGATGGTGAGAAATGGGTGACAGATACTGAGGCACAGCATAGCGCCGCACTAGACGCGGCAGAAGCACAGCGTCAGTCACTGATTGATACTGCAATGGCTTCCATTAGTCTGATTCAACTGAAATTGCAGGCCGGGCGGAAGCTGACGCAGACAGAAAACACCCGACTTAACGCTGTGCTGGATTACATTGATGCGGTGACGGCAACAGATACCAGCACAGCGCCGGACGTCATCTGGCCTGAACTGCCGGAGGCGTAGGCCATTCAATATCTGGAGCACTGGAGGTATCAACCAGTTCCAGTGCGTCCAGATAATCCAGCCACAAATTATATTGCGCCAGTTCCTCACCTTTTAGGCGACCAATCGCTGCTTTACCAGGCCATTGCTTACTGTTTATGTATTCGTTGACCTGATTAATCAATTGCTGCTTTTCCAGTTCGGCTGCGGCAATTTGTTCCTCATGAGTTGGCGGTGGAATTTCCCCCCAGGTGGGAAGGCCATCATCACCCGCGATGCGTACTTTCCCTTGCAACGTTCTGTCTTCAATAAATTCCAGGTAAGTGTCATATGTCACTTCGACAATATCAGCAAGTTCCCATCCGGCCTGTTCATATTTCGCCACATCATTTTTAGCGAAAAAACTATTATTTGAGGCGCTATAAACCATTTCCATATTAATACCCTACTGCAATATAAAAAACTGATTCACCAGCGTCCTGAGCACCTGTCCCCGGAATTCCAGACCAGGCTTTGTTAATGAATGCAAAACTGGTATTACTCAGATCAGATGCTCTGTACATCGGGCTGAACATCCAGTAGTTGGCTCCATATGTTTGTCCGAAAACAATGCCATAGCACTGATTTGTAAATGGCGTAGAAAATAATTTTCCACCATTACCAGCGATAGCACCGAATCGCATCTGGAATCCATTAGGGAAATTAACGCCACCCGATGCGGAAGACCAGAAAGACATATCCGGTATCTGATTATCTCCTGTGCCCACATCCCTTTTCGCCGCTTCTCCTAAACCAACGTTTATGAAAATGCAGAGATAACGGGCAACAGGCATCATCTCCGGTTTTTATTCAGGGGGATACTCATGCTTATTGGCTATGTACGCGTGTCAACAAATGACCAGAACACGGAATTGCAGCGTAACGCGCTGGAGTGCGCAGGATGCGAGCGGATTTTTGAGGATAAAATCAGCGGCACGAAGTCCGACCGACCGGGACTGAAAAAACTGCTCAGAACACTATCGGCAGGAGACACGCTGGTTGTCTGGAAGCTGGACAGGTTGGGGCGCAGTATGCGGCATCTTGTTACGCTGATAGAAGAGTTGCGCCAGCGTGGCGTGAATTTCCGAAGCCTGACTGACAGTATTGATACCAGTACCCCAATGGGCCGTTTCTTTTTTCATGTCATGGGTGCCCTGGCTGAAATGGAACGCGAACTGATAGTTGAACGTACCAGGGCAGGGCTGGCTGCAGCTCGTGTTAAAGGCAGAGTAGGTGGACGCCGTCCTAAGTTGACCAGCGAACAGTGGGCACAGATTGGGCGTTTACTCGAGGCCGGAGAATCAAGACAGCGTATTGCACTGATTTTTGATGTAGGCGTTTCTACCATTTATCGAAAATTTCCGGCAAATAAGAGCAATGAATCTCCCTGACTCAGCTTTATTTTGATTATCCCTGAAAGCAGACAAATACCGTCATTTTGTGTGAATAACGGTACAACTGCGCTTAGCTGTTTGTCAGGCACAATCACTTCAACATAGGGCGAAGCCTAATCCAATCAGGAGGTTCGCCACTATGGCTCAGGATTACCACCACGGGGTGCGCGTTGTTGAAGTCAACGAAGGCACTCGATCCATTACTACGGTGAGCACCGCCATCGTGGGCATGGTCTGCACGGGCGATGATGCCGATGCAAAAATGTTCCCTCTTAATAAACCCGTGCTGATCACTGATGTGCTTACTGCCAGCGGTAAAGCGGGTGAGTCCGGTACGCTGGCCCGTTCGCTGGATGCCATCGCTGACCAGGCAAAACCCGTGACCGTTGTTGTGCGTGTGCCGCAGGGTGAAACGGAAGACGAAACCACGACCAATATCATCGGCGCAGTGACTGCTGAAGGTAAAAAAACAGGTATGAAAGCCCTGTTATCTGCCCAGTCACAGCTCGGCGTTAAACCGCGCATTCTCGGCGTGCCAGGCCACGACACCAAGGCGGTAGCTACTGAGTTGCTGAGCGTGGCGCAAAGCCTGCGTGGATTTGCTTACCTGTCAGCATATGGCTGCAAGACGGTACAGGAGGCGATCACTTACCGTGAAAACTTTAGCCAGCGCGAAGGGATGCTGATCTGGCCTGACTTTACTGGCTGGGACACTGTGCTGAATGCCGAAGCAACGGCATATGCCACCGCCCGTGCGCTTGGTCTGCGCGCCAAAATTGACGAGCAAACCGGATGGCACAAAAGCCTGTCCAACGTGGGCGTGAACGGTGTCACCGGAATTTCTGCAGATGTGTTCTGGGATCTGCAGGACCCGGCAACCGATGCAGGTCTGCTGAACCAGAACGACGTCACCACGCTTGTGCGCAAGGATGGTTTTCGCTTCTGGGGTTCCCGCTGTCTGAGCGATGATCCGCTCTTTGCCTTCGAAAACTACACCCGCACGGCGCAGGTGCTGATGGACACGATGGCAGAAGCGCACATGTGGGCGGTGGACAAACCGCTGAATCAGTCGCTGGCCCGCGACATTATCGAAGGTATCCGCGCCAAAATGCGCAGCCTGGTCAGTCAGGGCTATCTCATTGGTGGTGATTGCTGGCTGGACGAGTCGGTGAACGATAAAGACACGCTGAAAGCCGGGAAGCTCACCATCGACTACGACTACACGCCAGTGCCGCCACTTGAAAATCTGATGCTGCGCCAGCGCATCACCGATCAGTATCTGGTGAATTTTGCCAGCCAGGTCAGCGCGTAAGGGGACAACATGGCTTTACCACGCAAATTAAAACATCTGAACCTGTTTAACGACGGGAACAACTGGCAGGGGATCGTAGAGTCGCTGACGCTGCCGAAATTCACCCGCAAATATGAGAAGTATCGCGGCGGCGGAATGCCAGGTGCAGTGGATGTGGATCTGGGGCTTGATGACAGTGCGCTGGACACAGAATTTTCCATTGGTGGTACTGAACTGCTGCTGTTTAAGCAGATGGGCAAAGCCACGGTGGATGGCATCCAGTTGCGCTTTACCGGCTCTATCCAGCGTGACGATACCGGGGAAGTGCAGGCCGTGGAGCTTGTGGTGCGTGGACGTCACAAAGAAGTTGACTCTGGTGAGTGGAAGACGGGCGAAAGCAACACCACCAAAGTGACCAGTACCAACAGCTACGCGAAGCTGACCATCAATGGTGAGGTGCTCTATGAAGTGGACCTTATCAACATGGTGGAAATTGTGGACGGTGTGGACCTGATGGAAGCGCACCGCAACGCACTCGGCCTCTGATGTATCTGAACGGCGCGGAATGCCGCGCCAGAACCCAATTTACAGGACAGCAAAATGAGCGATAAGCAGACTGAAAAGACCATTCAACTGGATACCCCCATCAAGCGCGGTAAAACAGAAATCACCGAAATTGTGCTGCGTAAACCGCAGTCCGGTGCGCTGCGCGGTACACGCCTGCAGGCCATTATGGATATGGATGTAAACGCGATGATGACCGTGATCCCCCGCATCTCCAGTCCGGCACTGACCGCACAGGAAATTGCAGAGATGGACCCGGCAGATCTCACCGCTATGTCGGTTGAGGTTGTCACTTTTTTGTTGAAGAAGTCGGTACTTGCCGGTTTACCGACAGCCTGACGGTTGACGATCTGGTGGCAGATATCGCCACCATTTTTCACTGGCCGCCATCCGTTACTGACGTTATGCCGCTGACCGAAGTGCTGGAATGGCGGTATAAAGCGATTCAGAGAAGCGGGGCCAACGATGAGTGATAATAACCTGCGCCTGCAGGTCATTCTTAATGCGGTTGACAAACTCACCCGCCCATTCCGTGCTGCACAGGCCAGTTCGAAAGAGCTGGCTGGCGCAATTCAGAATACCCGAAACAGCCTCAAAGAACTGAATAAGCAGGCTGGCAGAATTGATGAATTTCGCAAGACGCGCTCGCAACTAGCCATAACAGCCAACAACCTGAACGCAGCCCGCGAAGAGGCGGCAAAACTCGCCACACAATTTGCTGCCACTAACAGGCCAACCGCCGCGCAGGCAAAGTTATTCAGTCAGGCCAAAACACGAGTACAGGAACTTCAGCAGACCTATAACGGCTTGTTGGGGGCGGTCCAGAGACAACGTCAGGCACTTAAAGAATCAGGGATTGATACCAGACAACTCAGTAGTGCCCAGCGAGAACTTAAGAAAAATGCTGAAGAAACAAGGCAGGCACTGGAGGGCCAGCAAAAAGCACTTAAACGTCTGGGTGAACAACAGGCACGGATGAACGCTGCCAGAGAACAATACTCAAGACGGCTTGAAGTGCGCGATCGCATTGCAGGAGCCGGAGCCACTACCACGGCTGCAGGGCTGGCAATGGGTGCGCCAGTGATGGCAGCAGTAAAAAGCTATACCAGCATGGAAGATGCCATGAAAGGTGTGGCAAAGCAGGTCAATGGTCTGCGTGATGATAATGGCAACCGCACTGCGCGTTTTTACGAAATGCAGGATGCCATCAAGGCTGCCAGCGAACAGTTGCCGATGGAAAACGGTGCTGTGGACTTTGCCGCACTGGTTGAAGGTGGTGCGCGCATGAACGTCGCAAATCCTGACGACAGCTGGGAAGACCAGAAACGTGACCTGCTGGCCTTCGCCAGTACGGCAGCAAAGGCTGCAACAGCCTTTGAGCTGCCAGCGGATGAACTGTCAGAAAGTCTGGGGAAAATCGCCCAGCTCTACAAAATCCCTACCCGCAATATTGAACAGCTCGGTGATGCGCTGAACTATCTGGATGATAACGCCATGTCGAAAGGGGCAGACATCATTGATGTCATGCAACGTCTGGGCGGTGTGGCTGACCGTCTGGATTATCGTAAAGCGGCGGCGCTGGGTTCCACCTTCCTGACACTGGGCGCTGCGCCGGAGGTTGCAGCCAGTGCAGCAAACGCGATGGTGCGTGAATTGTCCATTGCCACCATGCAGAGCAAGAGTTTCTTTGAAGGGATGAATCTGCTGAAACTCAATCCTGAAGTGATTGAAAAGCAGATGACGAAGGATGCGATGGGAACTATCCAGCGTGTGCTGGAGAAGGTGAACGCACTGCCGCAGGATAAGCGTCTGTCTGCCATGACCATGTTGTTTGGTAAAGAGTTTGGAGATGACGCGGCGAAACTGGCAAACAACCTTCCGGAACTGCAG